ATCATACCATTCGGGTTTGTCACCTGGTAAGGTCTACCTGGTCTCCGCTTAACGCGGAACAGATATACCCCATCTTGTTGGGTATCTTTATCCCAGCTTAATTTTAAGCCTGGATCGATCCCTTTACAAAATGAGGCCTTACCTAAGGCAGCCGCTCTGAAGTTGACCGCTGGAAGCTTACGCATCCAGCTTGCAGCTGATTCGAGATACGCAGCCGTATGCCAAAAACCTTTAAGGAAAAAGTTATTGGTAACGGCCACATATCCGATAGCAGAGCGACTGAAGAGCCCCGGCGAAGGCCAACGGACGTAAGCTGGTGTCACATCAGACCCAGCGTATGCGTCCATCCCACAAGACTCACGGAAGTTTCCTTCCGTGAAAGTCTTTGAGAGGTTGACCTTCAATCCTAGCCGGTGCAGAACACCGACATAGGTGTCTACCCAACTGTTTGGCAAGATTATGTCATCACCAAACACACGGACTTCCTTGGCAAGTTTGCGAAGGTCTCGTCTACCGGTTAGGAACGAACCTACTCCGATAGCGAGGATCGCAAAGACTATACTTTGCACAGGGAAAGTAAGAGCTGAGCCCATCGATGCGTATTTCCTAAGCTCTATGAGCTTCGGAGATCGTTTGTCGATGGGGTTTGCCAGGAAACGCGTTCGGCAAGCGGACATCAGTACTAGAAGCGACTTATTGCTTCGAAATACTGCTTCCACGAGCCGGCACGATAACCTGTCAGACGCCGACGAAAGATCAATCGTCGACCTACGCCCGTGTCTAGAGGCGTCGAGAGCTGCTTCGCGCGAAGGGTTCTGATCGAAGAAATCGATACATAGCCCAAGTGTTGAAGCACCCACTCGCTCCCTGAGAACGTCAGCAAGACCTTGCTGTATCCATTGATTACATACGGGTTCCGCGGCGATAAGCCGAGGACCCTTCTGAGTCTTTGGAACTGCAGCAAGTTTGCTGGCACTTTCTTCCTCAGAAGGAAGAAGTCCAGGGATTGGAATTCCATTCTCCAGGAAATTATCAACGGTAGTTACTCCGTGATAGTCCCATGGGAAGAAGGACTCCAGCCGAGGGGACCAGCTAGGGAAGACGTATTTCGTCTTCCAAGCAAGCCCCTCAGACACTGCTCCGGGTCCGTGCTTACATCGCAGTTCATATGGATCAAAAAGTCCAAAAGAACTGACGATGCGTCCAGCAGTTCGCTGGATGTGAGCAAGGATCTCATCTCCGCCCACTCTTCCGGGCTCTGGTCCGCTTCGGGAAGCATCATGAAACTCGCTGGTCTGTCCCTCACTGTTTGCAGATCGTCCCATTCCTGGGGCGACGGCATCGGCGAGAGTAACATACTCACGGGTTGATGATGAATCACTAAGTCTAGACCAGTTTTCCGAAATTGGAGGTGGAAGGTTGAGGTCGACATCGTAGTATTCCTTTACTGCGTCATAGACGCGTTTGGGTTTACATTCCAGATTCAGCTTCTTACATGTGTACAAGAGTGTACGCAGGAAGAGGATGACGTTTGGATCGATGTCCTCACGTAGTTGACCACTACGCTCGAACAGTCGAATCCACAGCCCCGAGAAAAGTTTCGGGATGTTGGATCTCTTCCATCGTGCGCCAAAACAAGGTACACGGTGGTCGAGCAGTCGACCCTTGGCAAGGGATTGGTCTAAGACCTTTCCCATGTCAGGAAGGTCTATCGTCAAAAACGATAGGCCTCTTGAACGTAGTTCTAGGGCTATACGTTTGTTATCGCGCATAACCTCTAGGCGGTCGGTTGGGTAAACTGTGAGATAATCCGTAAGGATCGCCTCATAGAGCTCAACAAACCTAATAGTCTCAGGCCTTTTAGTCTCTCTCATGATATCTCTCGATTCTTGAGGTGAGACGCCAGGGCCTCCGACAACGTCGTACTACTTGTCTATGGTAGCACGATTTCGCTCGAGGGATCCACAGAGGATTGGGTTGATTCCCAAATCTTGAAGGTCCCAGCTAGCAACTCGACGTTGCATCCTGCAAGCAGGAATGCACCGGCGAGAGCGGCTAAAACGAGGCCGGCGGTATGGGCTAATTGACCCATCCCACCAAATCCTCGAAGCGAGCCTGCACGAGGAGTGCAGACAGAGCAGAGCCGATATAGCCGACAGCCGTCGCGTCATCAGCGTTCCCATTACGGAGAACGAGGTAGACTTGACGGACATTGTCGGGGACACCTGCGGTCGTAGAGAAGATGGTGTACGTAAGGTCGAAATTCGACCGATGTACACGACCACTCCCAACGACAGCCGACTCATAAGAATGCCGGATTTTCACCCGGTATTCCCCGGTCGACTCTCGGAGATAATACTCCGAGCCGTAGTTGTCCTGATTGATCTTGGCAAGTGTCTTGTTGACACTGTTAACCGAGATCACGAGCGGATTGGCGAAAGCCATATTAGGTTTACTCCTTGTTTCTGACCATTCTGGTCAACTCGTTGGTACCCTTCTGGTAACAGCAAGCGAAGCAAGGATAGACAGCTGCTTGCCGTCAAGAAACGGCAGGTTGAATTCAGGTAGAGGCGTTGCAGAGCCCGCTACGACACGAGTTTTCGTCGTAACGCGCGGGTTAGAGTTACCGACCAGCCCAATGGGCCCGTCGCCGCTCACTTGTTCCCATGCAATAGCACGGGTAACTTGTTGCAACATAATACAGGATCCGTCATGGCGAACTGGAACGGTATTCCGATATAGGGAGAAGATATCCCCTACGTTCGAAAACCAATCCACCAACCATGACCAAGGCATAGCGTTCCAAATCAAATCGAACGATATGTCAAGACCATACGCTAGCCGCGTGGCTAGAAGCATGTTCTCCTGATCTGACTTTCTGGGTAGCTGGACTGTTGGGATCCAAACACAGGTTCCCCACTTCTCTCTGGTAGTTTCCAGTTTGAAGCGAATTGCATTAGACTCTTGGTAGAGACCAGTACAATAAAACGGCCCAATCCATGAAGACGTTGCTACGTCTTCCCAGACAGTCGCCTTACCTCCGCTACTCCCTCCATCTTGAAGATTCCGCAATTGGTTGAGTTTCTTCTCAACGTTTTCTTGGAATTTGACGATCTTCATAAAATCTTTGATAAAGGGCTCGACACCAAATTGCCATTCGAGGTTCTTTTCGCCCAGGCGACGGGGGATATTTCTAATATCCACAGCCGGCTTGCGTAAGAAACTTCGAGCGGATTTGATGTCATCAGCCCAAGACCGAAGCATATGAGGAATGTCCTTTAGCTCAAACAGGAACAATGGCAGGTCTACTTTAGGCCTGTTAGGGTTCGTAAGCATGAGCATAGTGGAGAGGGAAGTATTATCTGATGGTTCTCCCGTATTAGGGGAGAGGTGTGACTGTTGACCCAAAGACGAGTAACCGTTGTACGACCACCGAGAATCACCTACGGTGTCCGGACGCGAGAAACCCGTCAATGAGTAATTCCACAAGTCATATCCAGAGATGGATAAGGGATGTGGATTCCTAGTCCCGTCGATTTCATCGACGCACTGCTTGTAACGATTAATTACTGGAGAAGTATCCGTTGCCCCATTCGCCAAATATACGGCGGTTGCGGCAGGGCGACTTGCAACAGTAAAAGATCGAAAACGAGCCATCAGCGGAGACCTGAAAGGGTTGTGTGATACAACTACAAATGTGTAGCGGGGCTCCCGGAAGGGAGC